AGGTTGCCGTCGTTGCAAATGATGTTGCGGTTCAGTGTCGCTTCGTACTCTGCACGCTTGGTCATTTCTACAAAGTAGCTGATTTCTTCACCACGCTGTACTACTTGCTTGTCAGTAGGAAACGGTGCGTTGTGGTATATCGGGGTCTGCACAGGAGCAAACACGAGGAAAATGACATACGCCACAATCAAGGTGTTGATAGTCATTATGATTGCTGTGAGTGACGGTTTCATTTTAGTAGGGAGTACAACAGGCCACTAATCAGTATGCTTCCCACCAGAGCCGCGAGCCAACCAATCATTTTGTCGTACTTGTTGGTGCGGTCTTCGTTTGTCTTTATACGAAAGTCAAACTCTTGGTGCTTGATACTCATCTCGTACTTGATGTCTTTGTGTAAAGTGTCAATACGGCTGTTGACTTCTGTTCTCAACTGCTCAAGCTCGCGTATGATTGCTTCGTAGTGCTCCTGCGCCATACTATACGTTGCTTACACCGAGTATTGACTTTGTGTTGGCGTTCGTAACACCTTTGACACTCTTGATGTTTGCCTGTGTTACTCCGTTGATGGATTTGATGCTTGAAGATGCTGCTGCTGTATAGGTTACTTCTAAGTATGGCTGGTATGAAGCACCACCATTTGCGTCTGTGTAAAGCTCAATCCACTTGTTGTCACTTGGGGTTACACCACCAGCGTCATAGTCTTCGTCTATGAACGCCATTTTGGTGTAACCTGTTTTGTTGACCACACTCACGTCTGTAAGAGGTATGCTTCGCATTGTATCAGTGGTCCAACCACTGCCACTTATGCTTGCTGATATTTGATTGTAGCTTGTGATATTTACTGTACCAAAGTCGCTAGTCGCGAGCGCAGTGCCGCTTGCTTGTGTTGTCTCAACCAATATACTGTCACGGTAGTTGGAGTTAGCTTTCATCGCGACATTTAAGTTTGCAGAGGTCACTGTAGCTGTATCTGGTATACCTGATGTGTCTACTGGGTAGAACACACGCCCCAATCTATACTTTGAACTCCAATATGCAGCTTGCAGATAAGTTCCGCCCGTATATACAACGTCACTACTGCTCTGCTCTCTGAGTGTGAGAAATGGGGTGCTCACATTGTTGTAGCAAGTACCATCACCAGTACCACTATCGTAATCCGTTGTTGTGTCGGCGCGTACTGGGTATGTGGCATTTTGTAAAAACTGTTTTGGTAATACTTTCGCTTGCCACAATGAGCCGTTGTGTTTTCTCCAAAAAACCTTGATACGCTCAACTTGTTTTTGATCAACACCACTATCCTCAATAACGGCTGGTCGCACAAACGACTTGGCAACACCAACTTCTTCAAACTCAAAACCATTGTCCGACTCAAAAAAGTCTTGCTCGTTCCATTTTTCACCGTTCCTTTTTAGAACATTTAGACCGTCACCCTGAAAACGAAAAAATGCCCCAAGTTTGTGCTGTGGCGTTGGCGGTAGCTCTAGTGCGTTCTTCGCTTGTATAATAACTTCTTTCTTGAACCCACGACTTCCAATCGTTATTTCGAAGTCGATACCGAAACCAAACGCACCTTCGTACCTTACAACACCATTTTGAGCGTTATATACACCCTGCACTGACTGCTGTGTGCGAAACATTTGCATGTCTGACAGGTCGGGGTTGTTCACCCACCGCAAGCTGTGTGGTTCGTACACGATTGTGTGATTTGCGCCCTTGTAGCGGTTGGTGTACTGAATGAGCTGATTTGCACCAAAGTCTTTATGCACGCGCAATCGGTAGTTGTGCTTCCTCATCTCCCAGTATGCACCCTTGTCTTCAAGCGTAAGGTCAACGTCAGCAAACTGGTCTTGCTCGTCTTTGTAGTGAATGTGTCCAACGTGGGCTTTCAATGTCTGTGTGCCGTCACCATTGTCGTACACCTTCTGTGTGTATGTTCGTTTGTTGACTATTTCCTGCATGTTAGGCATGTACGATTGCTACTGTAGGTTCTACTCGCATCACATCTGCTGATACTGCGTAGCCAACTACTCGTACTTCATTATCTGTTGCGCTAGGAGCCGTCTGTGTGAGCTGTCCTGGTGTTGTACCGACGTAAATTGCGCCACCTACCGTCCAGTTCCACGTGTCGTCCCGTACAAATGAGCCAGACAGTGCAACTTCCAACGGATTGCCGTCGGTGCCAGCTTCTAGCGATACACCCAAGAACGTACGGTCAACGGTTCCTGTCTCGTCTGCGTCTGCGTAGTGCCACTCACCGTCTGATTTCATGGAGACTGCTGCAAATGCGGTGACTGTCTCACCAGCGTTGAATGTATCTGTGTATGGACCTGTTACTGAGTGGTCTGCGTCTGGTGTGCCGTCTATCTTGATACCTTGTACGTCTGTTATCTCGTTGCCGTTACAGTCCAAGCTACCGCCGAGCTGTGGCGTGGTGTCGTCCACAAGGTCCTGCATGGCGCTGTCTGCGGTGCTTCCCTGTGCTGCGGTTGCGTAGTCACTAGAGTCGAACGCCTTTACTTGGGCAAGGTTTGTCACCTCACTATCCATGAGCGCCCCTGCTGCGGTTACGTTTGCTGTGTCGGTTACGTCTGCCCCTGTTTCTATGCCGTCGAGCTTTGTTTTGTCACCATCTACAAATGCACCCTCCGACGGTTTCACCTGTAGTGTTGATGTGTCGAGTGCCTTGACACCAGCAAGGTCTGTCAGTTCTGAGTCCATGAGAGCGCCAGCACTGGTCACATTTGCGGTGTCGGTCACATCTGCACCTGCTTCGATGCCGTCTAGTTTTGTCTTGTCGCCGTCTGCAAAACCACCCTCAGCAGGTTCTACCTGTATCGTGCCAGTGATACCGTCGAGCTTGTTGAGTTCTGTTGCCGTGATACTCGTTGTGCCACCGTCCATTGAGATGCTGCCGTCTTGCTGTATGCGCAGTGCCTCTGAGCGTGAGGTCGCGCCGTTGTTCGTAATTTCAAACCGTAGCTCTGCACCGTTCTGTACTCCGCTCCAGTTCTCGGTGGCGTATGCTGAAGCCATTGCTGCGTTTGCCATTGTGCTTGCTCCGTCATTTGCACCACCGAAGAGGAAGTAACCAAGTCGTGTGCCTGATGCTGTGGCCGCACCATCATCACTGTATCCAGCCATACCAGCACCTGTGTTGCCACTTGCTACATCGTTGATGAACTGTGCCGTCACACCGTTGCCGTTGCGTGTCACAGAGAGTGTGTCGCCGTCAAACGTGAGGTCTGCGTCACCCTCTATTGTGCCGTCACCTGTCCATACACCTACCTGTCCATCTGCTGGTGTTCCCACCTTTGCTACGTCACCACCTCCTGCTGGTACAGCCCACTTGACGCCGAGTGCTTCTGAACTGTCTGCGGTGAGCACAGTGTTATCTGCGCCAATTGGTACACGAGCATTGGTAGTGCTGTAGCCCCACAAATCGCCCTTCGTGGTGAGTGGTGAGGACAGACCACCTGTTGTCGTGCCACCTGATACATTCACGCCACCATGCACGAACTTTGGCCCACGGCTGGTTGCAGCGTCGAGCTTCCTAAACTGTGTTTCAATTTCATCCTGTAGGCCGTCAATAGCGGTGAACTTGAGTCTGTCGTGTCCCTCTAGGGCTTCCAGTTCTGCCTTGATGTAGTCAACGGTGATCACGTCAGTCGCCAATTCTGGCTTTGGTAGTGCCTCAACCTGTTTGGTGATGAAGTCGCGCACCTCTTTGTAGTCTGGGTAGTCCACACCTGCAATCGGAGTCGTACCGTCCTTTCCTGGTGCACCGTCGCGCACTTGCTTCATCCGCTTGTCCACACCCTGCAACAATTTGACGAAGTGCTTGTCGAGTTCTTTTTGCCGTTTCTGCGCTGCGCTGTCGATGTCAATGATGGCCTTTTGGCTGTTGATCCGTGCTTGCTTGACCGCCTCTATGACTTTGTTGAACATCGAGTAGAACTCGTCAGAGGTGATGTAGTCCTCTTCTTGGAGTCTTCCCATCATTCGCTCGAAGTCTTTTTTAGTAATTTTGTTGGCCATGATGTGTGTTTTTTATTATAACCTATGCTGCTCTGTCTATTGCCTTGCCAATTCGCGCTGCTTCCTTTATGTAACGGTTCTTTGCACTTTGGCTGATACTTGGGTTCAGTGCTCGTTCATACAAAAGTTGCTGCTGCTGGGCGAGTTCTTGCAACTGTGTTCTACGGGCACCAGGAGTTAGTTGTTCGAGGTCTTTCAGTATTTCGCCTATATCCAACATGCCACCTTCTTTGTTTGGTAAGTCAGGGTTGAAAAACTCTTTTGCGCGTTGCGCCAGTGTAGGATTTGTTGCATCCGACGTGCTAGTATTGGTGGATGATACGGGTTGACGTGTTGTTGTCGGTGGCGTTGGTACTTGGGTTCCTGTTGGTGCTTCTAGTAGTGCTTGTATAGCCTTTTGTTGGTCAGTTGCATCTGGTTGGCCTATACGCATGATGTCGCCAAACGCCTGTCGTATACCTCCTGAGAATGAGGCTGGCTGCGTTGTTTGATCGGCGAATATCTTTTGAAGATACAGCTCAAACTCGCCAAGCGATTTGAGGTCTGCACCATTGTAGCCGTTCATTCGAGCTAGGCGATCTAGCTCGTCCACTATCGCTTCGTACTCTGCACGCGACTGCGCGTTGCTAAACACCCTGCGTAGCCGTGTTTCAACGGTAGCACCCTCTGGCACTGATATATTCAAGTTTCGGCTAGTTTTGAACAGTGTTTCATCGAGGTCGTCAACGAAATTGCGGTATTGCCTATACTGATTGTTGAGCGCACGCAACTCGACTCCTGGCTGTCCTGGCATGTTGTCAAGTGGGCTGCGGTAAATATCGCGTGCAAGTGTTGTGAAGTTCACTCTTTCTCCGTTTACGTTTACATATGGGACAGAGCTTTCTGTTGATTGGTATGCTTCGCGTTGTATTCGGGAAAGTAGCGAGTCTAGCTCTTGTAGATCGATCGGGTCTAGGGTGTCACCGCGCGAGTGTACCTTGTCGTATATTTCACGAACGACCTTGCTTTCCGCTTTGCTAAAGTTTGACGGCCCAAAGTCAAGTCTGCCACCAGGCCCAACAACGACCTTGTTATCGCGCAACAGGTCGTCAAACTGTGCGTACGCTGGACGCATGTCAACAGTCACACCGTCTGGTAGGTTGTTGATGGCAGTTTCTATTTCTTGGCCTATCTGTGCTCGACGCGCATCTACCGCTCGGTACTGAGCTGCACCTGTGTCAGCAATGATTTTACCGATGGCTTCTCTATTATCGCCCGCAGCATGGAAGTACATATCGCTCATGCTGTTGCGTGTTGCGTCGTCTGCGGTAGTTATGAGTCGCACTTGTCGTTCTGGCACGTCTGCTTTTACGGCAGCACGTATTTCAGGGGTTGGAGCTTCGCGGATAGCCTGTTGCTTGGCCCGTGCTTGTTTCATGCGGTCTTGCAGGTGTGTGATAGCCCGTCTAGTATTGTCTGTCACAATGTTTGCGGTGTCGCCTACTACGGTTCCTGTTCCAATGGCCGTCCTACCAACGCCCTCCGCAACGTCCTCAACAACCTCGCCAACAACGGTAGTAGGCCGTAGTGAACGTCCAGCGCGAACGACAGCGTCTATACCCTCTGTTGCGGCACGCTTTACACCTGAACCAACGCCTTTCATGCCAACCAGTTCGACTGCTGCCTCAAGCAAGGCCATGTCTGCACGCACTTTTCTAAACTCAACAGGGTCGTTTTCGCGCAACCATTCGTAGTCTGCCCTAAGGCCCTGTACTGTTTCTGTGTTTGCAATAGGCATGGCGACGTTCTCCATAAACGACTTGGCAATCTTGTCTTCTCTTTCCTGTGTTACGGCAGCTTTACCAACTCCTAGAAACAACTCACCTGCGCCTCGTGCAATTCCACCAGCAACCTCGCCAACAATGTTTTTTCCTGTGGTAAATGCTTCACCGAGTGTTTTGGTGTCGTCTTGCATCCACGCAGTTTGACTTTCGGAAGCTCGCTGCACACCCTGACCAAACTGTTTTCCAGCACCAACGACTGCCTGGCCTATATCACCAATCGTTTCTTCTATTGAAAAACCCTCATCTTCATCACGAGTAAATATGGCATCTGTGAGCAAAGGACTTTGGCGGCCCTCACGACTAGCTGCGACAGCCATTTTTGCATCGAGAAGACTACCGCCGTTCTTCTTGACGTTTCGCATTATCTCTATTTCTCCTGGGGTTAAATCTGGTTCCATACTTCATCCATTTGGTTACTAGTAGCAATACCAACTGCGTTGTCTACGCGACTCTCAGACACGGTTTCGTACAGATCTTTGAGTGCCTTTTCTACCTTTTCAGGGCTTCCGATGAACTCTTGCTTTTCCCTATCCCACATTGTTGCAAGCTTGTTGGCTGAGTCTGCAACTACATCCATTTCTTTTTCATTAAGTGCACCAAACGTAATACCGCGTGCCTTTGCATCTGCCAATGCGTTGAGTGTGCTGACTGACGTGATGTAGTCCATGTTGGACGCGAGGTTTTCTTGTGCAAGTTTGTTTGCAAAGTAGCCACGGTTGGATGGCTGGAATGCACTTACAAACGCACCTTTGATTTTTCCTGTTGTAACGCTCAGTCCAAGCTCGTTGTTGTACGCCTCCACGATATTTTCTTGCATATTTGCGTACACAGCGTCATTCTGCTTCTTTGCCACTTCGCGTTGTGCCGTTTCTGCTGAAATATCACCAGCCTTTGCTGCTGCGTCGAGGTTGTATTTGGCCCAGGCAAGCTGCTGTTCTGCTGCAAAGCGTGACTTTTGCCACGAGAGGTTGGGGTCAATTCCGTACTGCCCTGCTGCCACCCATGCTTCCTCTGGCGTGCTTGCGTTCTTTATGTTTTGCACAACATCGACAGGGGCACCGTTGACACTTGCAACGCGCACGGCCTCCATTTTGGTTTCTCTCATATCAGACACAAACTGCTCCTGTAACCGTAGCTGGCTGTTGAACGTAGCCTGTTCGCTGTCGGTCATGTCGTCGCCCAACACGTCGTACATGGTGCGCCAGAAGCCCATTTGTCGTTCGTACCGTTGGTTTTCTGCGTCTATTGCGCTCTGTGCTGTTTCGTATGCCATCTGGTAGTCCTGTCGTGCGTAGTGCAAAGCCATAGCCTTGTCAGCAAGGTTCTGGTCGCTTTCGTACTTGTAGTTCTGTATGTCAGCCTCTAGTGCACCACGTAGTTTACCCTCAGGGTTGGTTCGCATCTCCTGAATGGTACGTCGCTGGTCAGCTACTGCCTGATCGTAGCCCTGCTGTAGTCGGTTTGCTTCTTCTTGTCGTGCAAACACCCCCTCTTGCCGTCGTATAGCGTCTGCATCGAAGTCCTGGCCCTCTTGGTAAACGCCCATGAGGTTTTGTACCGCCATGTCGCGTGCCGACAATTCCTGTGGCTCGGCGACTGCCTGCTCGCCACCAATGGCTGCTGAAAGCTGACTGTCGAGTGGTGAAGCTGCTGCTGGTTCTGTTGCTACCCCCATGCCAGCCGTGCCTAGTTCCCCTGCACCGATTTCAACGTCTGCTGGTGGTGCGACATAGCCAAGCTGCTGTGCTCGTGCTGGGTTGTGTTTATAGATAGCTGCTAGTTGGTCGCTGTTGTATGTGAAACCAGTGTTTGCTGGTTGTGTTGTTGGTTGTGTTGCTGGTTGTGGTCGCCCACCCTTTGCTGCTACAGCAGCGTTCGTCGCCTCTTGTACTGCGCTCCCTTTGGAGGCGAGTGCCGACATTGTTGGATCTAGGTTATAGGTTGCCATATTACGCTACTGGTTTATGAAGTACGTGGGCTACTAATAGTTCTTCGATTTCCACGTCCTCGCCTCGCAGTTCTATCTTGAACTGAATGGCCTTGCTCTTCACTCCATTGTTACCCAGTGCGACTTCCGAGTACCCGTCTTCATTCGTAATTGTATCACTGTCAAGGGTGGTTTGATAATTCCAGCGTGATACGACGGCTCGTGCGGTGTCACTGGCACTAATGTTTTTGACTGCCTCTCTCAGGTTTACGGTATATGTTCCACCAGCCTCACTGATACTGTCGATGTGTAGTAGGTATCCTGATCCAGCACCCTGTACCACCTCTACTTCGTCACCAGCCTGTACGTTAGCGAACTGTGTATCGGTTGTGGTGAAGGTGTCGCTGTCTGACCATGTGATTGCACCTCCGAGTGTACGGTTTGCGTCGATATACTTGACTTTAACTATAGGGTCTTCGACAAGCGTGCGGTATTTGACCACGATTTTATCCAGGGCCGTTTCAAGTTTGCTGTGTTTGATGAATAGCTTTTGCCAATCTTCTTGCAGCCCTGCGCTCATCATTTTTGATGTGACAAAGTAGCCTCGGTTCTCCGTGTCTGGCAGCACGTAGCCACCACATTCATAGTTCGTAGTTGTGTCCTTGTGCTGTACAACAGCCCCGTATAGTAGACCGTCATGGTAAACGCCGCCGTCCACAGTTATTGGCCGCTCGTCAATTTGTACGCACCCCTGCAAAGACGTTGGTGTGTATGACTGGCCGAAGTCACTTTTTGGGTAGAACTGTAGTACCTGGTTGTTGTTGCCCGTGCCTGTCAGGTCGATTTCCGTACCATCTATTGCATCCTGATAGCTTGCTGCAAGCTGTATGGTTGTCGCGTCTACTTTGATGGTGTAGTACAGGGCATCATCATCGAGGCCAGCTATCGCTGTAGCACTATCAGCGCTGTAGTATCGCACTGGTGTCCCAGTGTCTTCTGCTGCGGTGACGGTGATTTCATTGGTAGCGGTGTCAACATCTGTTGTTGCAACAACGTCAACCACAGTCTTTGTTGCTGTAGTTGCATGTCGATGGTACAAACCAACCGACTCATCATACGCATATATGCCAGCATTTTGATTTGCTAGGTATTTTTGCCCGTCTTTTGCAAGTGCTGAGCCGTTATTGGAGCCAACATTGAAATACGCAACGCCAGACTGCAACCACGATGAACAGCTGCGAGCTGTACCGAAAGCACCAATGGAGAGAACTGCCGTTGTGTCATAAAATGATGGCAACGAACCAACGCGCACCAACTCGACTGGTGTCCAGTACAACACCTCCCCAAGAGTGGTGAACGCAAGAAAGCTGCCACGGTACGGCGCAATGGTGTGGATTGTTGATGACCCGATTGGATAAGCGTAGTTTGCAGCAGCCGTTTGATTGTCCCATATATACAAGACACCATTTCCTGAGTTCTCATCGTCGTGACAGCCAACTGCTATGTAGCCGTTGTTGTATGCCAAACTTTTGATGTCCATGTCTGATGGTAGCGTCAGTGTTCGTTGTAGGGCGTAGCTTGAGTCGTAAGATTTTGCCTCGTTCCCATCTCCAACAACAATTTCGTTATTTTTGAGGTCATAGCATAGTGGGTGCATATCTGCACCAAGTCCAGTCACCCTATCAGTCCAAGTTTCTGACCACGAAGTTGTAGATACAGACACAATACTGTCTGCGTCGGTTACATGCAGCTCGCCGAAAGCGGTGATGCCGTCTTCGTCCGTTTGCCTTGTTGAGCTTGGTACATTGGTTGTTGTATCTTGCGTGACCGTCAGGCGACCACCGTATTTGTTGGAGGACGTACCCGCGCCAGTGATAGAGTCCCACGTCATCGAGAAGTGAAACGCCGTGTTGTTTGTCCACACGCGATAGCTACCACCACTTTGAACAACACCATAATGCAGTGGTACACCGAAGTCAGCGTCGTCTTGGTCACTATAGAAACTCGCTGTCGGGTGAGACAAACGTAGATAGCCCTCCTTGTCGAAGTTCAAGTTCCGAGTTGTCACAATGTCAGGTAGCTTCTCGTTTGCATACTGAACTGTCCACCTGCCATCTTCTCTTGCTGGTAGCTTTATCATGGTGCTGTGGTTGCTATTTTACGTCTAATGCCGTTGACGGTGACTGGAGCGTTCGTACCATCAAAGTTACCTACTATCTTGATCTGCTGTTTGTCCATGCGTTGCATCGTGTCCTCAAGCTGTTTCACCTGGCCTCGCAACTGCTGTAGGTTCTGCAAGATCTCGTTGATTTGTTTGCTCTGGTCTTCCATTATCGTGAGCTACGCTTTACGGCCATCATCTGCGGTACGCGGTCTTCCTCTCGTTGTCGAAAGAAGTTTTTGATGTCGGCCTCCATACGGGCAATATCATTGTTCACCAGTGCCTTGAGGTTCGGGTTGGTGTTCTCGGTAGCGTACTGGTCAACTGCATAAAGCGGTATCAACTGGTCAAACACCGACGGAATACCAGCCGTTGCGGTTGTGTCGGCTGTAGTGAACTGGTGTGGTGCGCGTTGGTAGTAGTATTTCAAGCCGTCTGTTGCGCTGTAGTTCGGTTTAGGTGCCAGGCTAATGTAGCCACCGACCTTTTCATAGCGGAATGGTACGCCCGTGTATGATGCGTCGTCCTCTGCGTATGCTTGCGTGCCACGTTCTCGTAGGTCAAACGGGTAGATTTGTGTGTAGTCGGTTGCAGTAGCTGATTGTAGTATCAGTACCTTGAAAATAAACAGGATATCCTGTGGATTAGTCAGTGCTATCTCGCGTGTGCCACTGGTAATGTCTTCGGTTGCCGTGTCGTAGCTGCCGTGGTTCCAGTCACCAATGCGCCATCGGTTCGCGAACTCACTCATAAGAACCATGGCCCTGCTGAGTGCCTGGTTGTTGCGTACTGTCCATTGCGCTAGTTCTTTTGTGTTTCCACTGATACGGCCATAGTCGCTAGAATAGACCAAACGTTCTTCGGCCTGGATTATGCCGTTGTATGTGCTGGTGTCGTTGTAAGAGAGCATGATTGCTTAAATTATGCGCCAACGACAACGCTTTCCCTAATTGTAAATGGCACGAACGGAGGGTGCAAGTCGCTGAGGGCTGGAAAGCCCTTGCACCCCCCGATCCAACCCTTTACTTTTCTATTGTACTATGCTTTGCCGCCCACTGTCGCTTCCAGTCGTCTAGGTGACTAAACTTCTCCACGACAACCTTGCCACCTTTCAGGTCTGCGGTCAGCAAGTCTTCGTATTCATCCAGGAAGTTCTCCTTTGTAACGTACTTCTGTATCTTGGGAATGGCACGGTCTTTTATCTTTTGCACTTTGAGGGCCATCTTGTTTCGTTCCTTTTCGGCCTTTTCCTTTTTGTCTGATAGTGCAAGGTGTTCCTTTCGCATGTCGTCAGGTATAGCTTTCATCTTTTCTGCGTAGATTGCCTTGCTGATTTTTTCCAGCTTCTTTACGTCCTTGTTTATCTTTTCGCGTAGCTCGTTACCCTCCTTGATGAGTTCCTTTGGTTCAACTTTGCCCGTCAACTCCATTTCTTGCTTGGATAGTTCTTCGATACGCTTCTCGATGTCAGCGATTTCCTTGCTAATCTTGCGCCCGTCTTTCACGAGCTCGTCCTTTTGTGCGAGCCATTTGATAAGGGTCTTGTCCTCAATGATTACTTTTCCTGTTGGAACAGGCTTTGATACGCTTTTTCCCATAGTTCGGCGTTATTAGTAATGTTGTATTTGTCTTCTACATACTCACGGGCAGCTCTCCCCATAGCACGGCGTTTGTCGAGGTCTGTGGATAGTTCCCGTATGGCAGCAACGAACTCATCTGTGTCATTGGCTATAATCATGTGTTCAGCGTCATGCTTGTCCACTTGATACGGTGATTTCCCATCTGGGAACCCTTGTGCAATGACGGGTATTTCAAACAACGAGGCTTCGAGGAACTTGAGGTTGCTCTTGCATCGGTTGAAATAGTTGTCAGCCCGTGGAATTGCCATTATATCAAGCCGTAGCTCGTTCAAGTAGTCGTAGTACAGCTCCATATCTACAAACCCATGCCAGTCGATGCGGTCTTGTATCTTGTCTAGTTTTTCGTACTCGTCTTTGTACAGTTCCTTCATAACCTTGTCGCCTCGGTTGCGAGGCATTGAGAACAGCACCCATTCAATATGCTCGTCGTCTATGGTGCGTGTGATGAGGTCGTAGGCGATGTCAAAGTCTGACGTGACACCTATTGAGCCAGTGATGCCGATGCGCACCTTGTCGCTCTCGTTGCGTTTCGGTTCGTCAAAGTAGAACGGGTCTATGCAGTTTGGCAACACGACGACGTTTGGATTGAGTTTGCGATACTCGTCTGCGAGGTAGTCAGTCGTGGTCGTAACCAAGTCAGCTTCTTTGATGAAGTCGTCAATAGTTTCGTTGATTTTGGCAAGGCCTGTCTCCAATCGTTCCTTGTCCATATACTCGTTGAGCTTGAACCCCCCGTCGTCCTTGTAGGTGTCATCGTTGTCAAAGACGATTTTCTTGCCTTGCTGTTTGAGCATTCGTGCCAGTTTGAGCTTGTTGGGGTCGTCTGGTCGATGAAAGACCACGACATCTGCTTGTTGTGCTGCATAGGCTTTGTCTTCTGGTGTCTTGTTGACGTTATCTAGTATCATCGTCGTTTGATCGCCATCCCACCCGTTCTCAGTCAACGGTAGAAAACAACGGTAGAAATAGCAGCCCTGTAGACCTGAACTTACAAAGTAGGCTCTCATTGTTGTTTTGGTTTGATTACCTTTTCCTCAATGACGTTGCCAGCCTTGTCTATGATTTGCCTGGTGCGCGTCATTTGGCTGGTCGGTGCAATGACCGTACCGCCTTTCTTTTTTTGCGTAGCTGCCTTTTGGTGGTCAGCCATGATAGATTTTCGTTCCATAGCGACAATGGTTTATGGTAGTGCATAAAGTATACCACAAAGCACCCCGTAGGGCGCTTGTGGACAACTGTGTAGGTGAACCTACGCAGCCGTGAGCATCTTCACACCAGAAGTATCTCGGTTCTCGATTACACCGTAGAGAATGTCTGCGGTTGTGAGAGTTGAGAGGTATTCTGGGATGTAGTTTGACTGGACGCGAACACCTGCGCTGCCAACCATGCTGCCCTTTGAACCACCAGAACCAAGAGGTGAGGTAGCCCAGTGGATAGCATCCTTGTGAGCGAGAGCGTTGTAACGGCCTGTCGTGCCAGAAACGTACTGTATCTGGGTGGTGATGTACACAGGGATACCGTACAGGTATGCCATAGGCTTCTTGGCGACAGGGTCTTGAACTGGGCTGTTGATAGCCAGTGAGAACTTGTCGAGTGACTGTACATCGTTCCAGAAGACATCAGGGTGCATGAAGAATGCACGGTCTTCCTGTGGTACGTTTGCGCTGTCGAGGTAAGCGATAGCAGCGCGGATTTCGCTGTCTGCGAGGTTGGTGGTTGAAGCACCAACTGACTGGCTGAAGCCAGAGAACAGAGAAGTGATAGCTGTGTCGAGCTTCTTTGCTACGCCGTATCCTGCGCTGCGAGCGTAGGACTCTTGTACGGTGTAGCTGTGCTTGACCTGAGCCATTTCGCGATCCTCAATGGCGAACGATACCTCGTACCACTGGTCGATGGTGAGGGTGACGTTCGTTTCATCGGGAGCGACGAGTGTAACTGCGGTTGCGTTGGACTTAGCCGTTGCAGCCATCTCAGTTACGGATGGGGTGTAAATAATACGACCACCATCTGCTACTTCGTCTGAGCGATCCGTGAAGAACGGGGCACACACGAGGTTTGCACGGTAGAAGTCGTTTACTTTTTCTCCCCACAGTGAGGGCATCATTGCATCGAGGTCGGTTGAACCATTGCTGTATGCGCCAACTGAAGTTGTAGGAAATGCCATACTAAATTAGTTGCTAGTGTGACTGTGTAATGGCTCCCTACTTCGTATCTAGCTTTTCATTGCTCGTTTCCAAAGCTTCTTGTGTTCGTCTTGTGAAAGTCCTGGTGTCGAGAAGTCCTTTTTGGGCTTCCCTTGACCACTCCCCTTTGACGCACCGAGGCCAGCTTCCTTGTCCTTTTTCTCCTGCTCAAACTTCTCTTTCCTAAATAGGAAGTAGTCGTCTTTTTGCGCGGTGATCAGGTCAACTCCCTGGTCTTCTGAAATGGTCTTGAGAACTGCTATGAGTTCCGTTTCCATTCCTTGTGCTTTGAGAACTTGCTCTTGAATTGCGTTCTCCGAAGTGGGAACGTCAGGAGTTTCAAGATCAGTGCGAGTCTTTTCAGACTTCGACTTCTCTTTTTTCAGCCGTTGTGCAAGCTCGTAGTTTTTCTTACGTTCTCGCTCTAGCTCTAAAGCTAGGTCGGGCTGTTCAGGGGCCTCTGTTTCCCCTGCCACTTCTTCCTCGTTCTCAGTTGAGTCGTCTGTGGTGACTTCCTCATCCGTAGGGTTCGTGCCTTGTCCCTCTGGCTGTATGTCCTCTTTGGGCATATTGGTTGTCAGCTCATGCCTTATCTGACGGGCTATTATGACAGTTCATGCCTTTTCTGCCGTGGCTAATGACTCTATTGTAACCTATTTTTATAAATACGTTCACCCTCCCAACCGTAACGAGGCTTTATCTCGACTTCTGTATCGACTACATCACCCCATCCTTTCGCTGCCTTGCGTACCTTTTTTACAGCTTTTGTAGCTACTTGCTTGACGGTCTTCTTGACAGTCTTTTTTGCGGTTTTCTTTTTTGCTGGCATGTTATTTTGCTTGATTAGTTGTATTAGGCTTGTTTTTCTCGCCGTACTGTTCTTCTAATGTTGAGAACAGCTTGTCAATGGTTTTGCGTGCTTCGGGGAAACCCCACGTTGTCACTTCATCATCTGAGTAAACGGCCTTGAGCGCGAGTTTGTCCAACAGTTCGTGCATATACACACGCACCGTTTCACGTATGACTTCTTGCTCGTAGAATTGCTTGAGTGCGTCCTTTTCCATATTACGCTACAGGAGCTTCTGTGGGCTGTGTTTGTCCTGGTGTGACGGATTGTACGGGTGACGGTGTTGCAGGGCCTTGTGGGGCAGCCTGTGGCTTCTGAGGGCCGCCTATGCCTAGTTCTATAGGTGATATACCGACTGCTGCCTTGTCTACAATGGTGCCGAACAGTTTTGCCAGTGTTGGGTTCTCTAGGATTGCGAACGTGCCCGTCTGTGGGTTGTAGCTTTGTGACACCGTTGACATGATTTGACTGAGTGATGTCAGTACGGCTGCCTTGTTCTCCTGTTCGTTGGTGATGTTGAGCGTTACCTTGCCCTCCCAACCGTCAAAGAACTTCTCAGGTATCTTGACGTGTCGTTTTGCGCCTCCCTTGCGTGCCATTTCGATGTTCTCGGCCTTGATTGTGTCGATGTCCTCTTGTGTGAACGTCTGCATTTTGAGCAACATATCCTTTGCGGCCTTGCGTGCCATCTTATTACCGTATGCCTCGTCGATAGCCTCCAATTCTTCTTCGTCGTATTCCTCTGCCAGTACGTGCTCACCTTTCAACTTGTTGATAAGGTGTGGAATAACCCACTCATTGAACGCCTCCTCTAGGTCAATGCCAGCTTCCTCCTGTCGAAAGGCGAATGGTCGCTGTGCCACCTGGTTCAACAGTGCTGTCTGGCTGTATGGGGTGCCCGATGGTGGTTGTTCGCCTGTGTTTGCGTCGAATGTGCTGTTGGCCTTGTCGAGTTGGTTCTCCCACTGTTCGACAATGTTTTGGAAGTTGCCAAGTGCTGCTGGTGCAAGCTCTAGCTTTTCCATACGACGGCCTTCTTCGACTTTCCATACCTTGCCGTCGTCTACCTCCAACATATTCCCAGCCACGTTGTCTGCATCGGTGACTACTGTGACCTTTCCAGCCAAGTCCATAGTGTTCTTCTGCTTGATCACCAGGTCGTTTACCCATACCTGGCCCTCCTCGCTTTCCTCGATAACACCACGGCCCAAACCACGGCCTGTCACTTCTTCCCATGCAAGGTAGCGATAGTCTAGTTCCTTTGGCTTCTGGCTGTACAGCACGTATTCGCAGTCCTCGTCGTCTTCGTCTACCAATAGGAAGTGCTTTTGCAGGTAGTAGCGGTCAGTTGCGTCCTGTGGTTCTTTGCCCTGTGCCTCTAGGTATGTGTCATGGTCGAACACACCCGTTATCTCATGCACCTTGAGTCGCATCGGTGCCTCGTCGTCGCCTTGCTGCTCGCGCTTTTCCTCAAACAACTCAAGCGCACGGTCAATTGCCTCATCGTTCCACGTACCGCGCTTGTTGATGAAGTCCAGTGGTGACAGGTAGTGTTCCTCGATAATCGGTGAGCCAATGATGTCCACTTGGTCAGTCAGTGTGTTGCGCCAATCGCACACTTCTAGGTACAGCTCGCCGTCTTTGAGCACTTTTTTGTACAGCACGCCACCGTACTTTGGACGCACGTATGCGTACTTGTTCAGGAATGTGCTGAACTTTGTTTGCTTCATCCACTTGTACATCTCACGGTTCAGCAACATCGTCTGCGCCCATGCCTTGCTGTTATCGCTTGTTGCACGGAAGTCCTTGATGTCGAACTCTGTGGCAGTCTTTGCGAGCGTAACGCGGAAGTTCACTACGTTGAAGAACGGCTTGTCACGTCCCAGGTCGTCTTTTTGACCACTGGCGTAGCGACTGAGTGCGTAGAAGTCAGCCGTTTTGATTAGTTCGCGCTGTTTGTATTCAAGTCCCTCGTAGAGTTGCACACTACCGTCACGGTAGCGTCCCTCGAAATACTTTGCCTGATCGTATATATTCATATGTTGCTAGGACAGGCGCGACTACCTTGCGTTATTTGCTAAGTTGCGATTTCGCTCTTGCGTAATTCTAATTCTATCACGTAATGAAAGTTCATTACTAGCTCGGAAGCTCTCTAAACCATAACGCACAGCATCCATAGCGTCACTATAGTCGTGGTTTGGTGCATTGGTTATGCGCCCCTCCTTGTCTATTTCAAACATATAGTTCATGTAGCACTTCCAAACGTTGAAGCTGCGCTTGGTGACACTGATCTTCTGGTGTTGGACGTACTGTATGCCCTGGTTCACACTATCTCTACCCTTTTTGGTTCCCATAATGTTGATTCCATATGAACGTATCTCATCTATTGACTTTGGTTCGGCACTGTCAGCCATTACTAACGCACGCTCTGTATTCTGTAGCACGTCAGCTATCTGCTTGTTGCTCATCCCCGTGGCGTAGGCAATCTCGTCGATGATGTAGCCACCGTTGTATGAGTAGATAGCAACGATAGCTGTCGGGTCGTTGGTGTAGCCGAAGTCCAACCCGTATCGTTCCAGCCGTGCCTCGTGTGGTATCTCATCTATCTGTCGCCAGTTCTTGTATATCTTGCCCTCAACTTCACCTAGCTGGCCTTCACCGTAGACCTTCCACCATCCAGTAAGCCCCCTTCTTTTTTCTATTGACTCAACAATCGCGGGATCAAGGGCTTCATTGTCTCTGTAGGTAAGGGTGATGTGGTTTACGTCGTCACGGTGTCCTATAACCTGATCGTATACCCAAAACTCATTGGTTGGGTTGTAATCTATGAAAATAAACTCTTTCGTTCGCACCTCAAGCTGGTCAAACGACTCGTATGGCAATAAGTTTGCCTCATTCACAAACAACCTGTCTCGTCGCGGCCCTCTAACCTTGCCTGGCATATCTGCCGAGAAGAACTCTATACGTGAACCAGTCTCAAATGTGTATGTTTTTTCTCCTTTGCTCCACCTCCTGTCCTCGTAATATCCATGCTCTTGCATTATCATAAGAAAGTCACGCATTGCACCTCGTTTCAGATGGGGGTACGACTCAGAAACAACGCTAGTGAGTGTCGGACGTTTGTCTGTCTGAGCCATTGCAATGAGATACAGTAAGATACTGATGGTTTTACTGGCGGATGTGCCGCCCTGTACCACACGTATTCGCTTGGTCAACTCCCTTATTCGCCTGGTTGCTGTCGTTTCTTGAAACATGACTCGATATAGTTTATGGCTGCCTCCA